CAAATTGAGCCGCGAGTACTCGCGTGGCTGGCGGATTACGAAGACCTGCTCGACATCTTCCGGGCTGGCGGTGACCCTTATGCCACGTTCGGTTCTCAGATGTTCAACATACCCGGCCTTTCAAAAGAAAGCCATCCAGACCTTAGACAGTCTGCAAAGTCAGCGCTGCTTGGCTGCGGGTACGGGCTTGGCTGGGCGTCTTTCGCTTCCCAGCTTCTCGTTGGATTCCTTGGCGCTCCTCCCGTACGCTACGACTTGGCCTTTGCGAAGAAGCTCGGGGTCACGTCTGACCAAGCGCAGAAGTTCCTTGACTGGGATGTGAACGTCGAGAAGATACAGGCCATCCCCCACACCTGCACGACCAAAGAGCTGGTGATCCACTGCCTTGCAGCCAAGGCCATCATCGACAAGTACCGCGCCACTGCCACACCCGTGGTGTCGTTCTGGGAGTTGATGAGCAGCCTGATAGAGGAGTCGCTGTACAAGGGCAAGGAGTACAAGCACAAGTGCCTGACTTTTAAAAGGGGGCAGATCGTACTGCCCAGCGGCATGCCGATCAACTACCCGGCACTGAACGTCAAGCGCACAACTGATGAAAAAACAGGCAAGTCTCAGACCGAGTGGACATACGGGGAAAACCGTATTAAACTGTACGGAGGAAAAATAACCAACAACGTCACGCAGGGCGTAGCAAGATGCGTGATGACTGATGGGATGTTGAGAACGTCAAAGCGGTACTTCGTAGCGGGTACGGTGCATGACGAACAGATCGTAGTGGTACCGGATGCGGACGTCGAAGAAGCGAAGACATGGGTCTTGGCTCAAATGACTATGGAGCCGCCGTACATGCCGGGTATACCTCTGGACGCTGACGGTGGTGCGCACCGTAGGTATGGGTTAGCAAAAAACTAAGGAGAAGCAGATGGATGACAGGATTGCAATCGCATTCGAGCAGTTTCACACGGCCAACCCGTGGGTGTACCGCAGGCTCAAGGACTTGGCGCTGGCCATCAAGCAGACTGGGCGTGACCACTACGGGATGAAGGCGCTGTTTGAGGTGCTTCGATTCGAGCACGCCATGGAGACCAGCAAGGCCGATGGCCTCAAGCTCAACAACAACTACACCGCGTTGTATGCCCGCAAGCTGGGGCAAGAGGTGCCGGGTCTGGAGGACTTCTTCCAGTACCGGGAGCGCAAGCCGCGCTGGGTAGTGGGGCAGGTCAGCGCCCCGGGCAGTTTCTTTGCCAAGTCAGTCAATGCATGGGATCAACCAATAGGAGAAGTCAGATGATCATTCCAACACACATCACCGTGGGCAAGCACAAGTACACCATCCACATGCTCAAGCAGATGCCACGCAAGGGCGTCATGGGCACGGTGCACTACGACCTCGGCACCATCCAGCTTGCGACACACAGCAACACCAGCAACGGCAGGTACTCGCCGCCACGACTGCAGGAGAACTTCTGGCACGAGGTCACACACGCCATCCTGCACGACATGGGGCACCACCTGCATACCAACGAGCGCTTCGTCACCGACTTCTCGTCCCGCCTGTCCAAGGCCATCAGCTCTGCAAAGTTCAAATGAAGAAACCAGCATGGAGCCACAGCTCCTTAAAAGACTTTGAGGGCTGCGCCCGCCGTTACCACGAGGTCAAGGTCCTGAAGAAGTACCCCTTCCAAGAGACCGAGGCCACACGGTACGGCAACAAAGTGCACGAGGCCATCGAGTTCTACATCCGGGACAACAAGCCAATACCGCCAGAGTATGCGCAGTTCCAGCCGGTGGTGGACGCCATGATCAAGAAGCCCGGGCGCAAGCTGGCCGAGTACGAGATGGCGCTGACCGTTGACCTCAGACCCACCAACTGGAAAGCGCCAGACGTGTGGGTGCGGGGTATTGCCGACATCCTGATCGTGGATGACGACAACCTGACAGCGTGGGTGGGCGACTGGAAGACGGGCAACAACAAGTACCCAGACCGGGATCAGTTGGTGCTCATGTCGCTCATGGTGTTCGCGCACTTCCCGCACATCCGTAAAGTGAACAGCGCCTTGCTTTTCATCGTCAAGGAGTCTATGGTCAGCATGCAGATGCACCGCGAACAAGCCGAGCAGTTCTGGTGGAAATACCGTGAGCGCACTGCACGGCTCGAAGCATGCTTCGACAACGATGTGTGGAATCCCACACAGACACCGCTATGCGGCTGGTGCCAAGTCACTGGCTGTGAGTTCAACCCCAAGCATTAAGGAGCCAGCCATGGCACAAGCACCCAGCAAACGTAACTACAAACAAGAGTACGCCGACTTCCACGGCAAGCCCGAGCAGGTGGCCAACCGCGCAGAGCGCGTTAAGGCGCGGCGCATCATGGAGAAGTCGGGCCAAGCCAGCAAGGGCGACGGCAAAGACGTCGACCACATCAAGCCGCTCAAGAGCGGCGGCACATCGGTCAAGAGTAACTTGCGTATGCGCAGCGTGGCAAAGAACCGCGCCAGCTCAAAATAACATCCCGGAGAAGTAATGCAGATCATCGAAGACAAGGCACTGCTTTTCAGAACCAGAAACCCCGACAAGTACCGCATCATCCCCAAGCACAAAGTCATCCCTGTGCAGGGCGGGTACGAGGTCGCGGTTTACTGGGGTCTGGATGAAGCGCGAGTGCTGCGCAATATGGGTGTGAAGGACGTACCGTCCCCCATCATCCGACGCTACGACTGGCCCGGCCGTTACAAGCCGATGGCCCACCAGACAGAGACAGCATCGTTTCTGACCATGCACCGCAGGGCATTCGTGTTCAGCGAACCCGGCACCGGCAAGACGCTCAGCGCCTTGTGGGCGGCTGACTACCTGATGAAGCTCGGCAAGGTGCGGCGTGTGTTGATTCTGTGCCCCCTGTCGATCATGCACAGCGCGTGGATGGGGGACATCAACAACAGCATCATCCACCGCAGCGCAGTCATCGCCCACCACCCCAAGGCAGCACGGCGCATCGAGCTGATCCAGCACGACTACGAGATCGTCATCACCAACTACGAGGGGCTGAACCTGATTGCACAGGAGGTCTCCAACGATGGTCGCTTTGATCTCGTGATCGTGGATGAGGCGAACGCCTACAAGACCAACACCACACGGCGCTGGAAATCGTTGGCCTCGATCCTCACACCTGAGACCTACCTGTGGATGATGACGGGCACCCCGGCATCGCAGTCTCCTGTGGATGCGTATGGCTTGGCCAAGCTGGTCAACCCCGAGGGTGTGCCGCGTTTCTTCACGGCATGGCGCGATCAGGTGATGCAGAAGCTCACCCTGTACAAGTGGGCCCCCAAGCCTGACGCCAAGGATCAGGTGTACGAGGCGCTGCAGCCAGCCATCCGGTTCACCAAAGCGCAATGTCTGGACCTGCCGCCCGTGGTCACCATGACCCGTGAGGTGCCGCTCACGCCGCAGCAAGCCAAGTACTACAACATGCTCAAGGATCAGATGCTGGTGCAGGCGGCTGGGGAGACCATCAGTGCCGTCAACGCTGCCGCTGCTGTGAGCAAGCTCCTGCAGATCAGTTGCGGTGCAGCCTACACGGACGACAAGGAGGTGGTGGAGTTCGATGCCTCGCCCCGGCTGGCGGTACTGGAGGAGGTGCTGGAGGAGACAGACCGCAAGGTCATTGTGTTTGCGCTGTTCACAAGCGCCATCGACACCATCCACCGCTACCTGCTCAAGAAGAACATCAGCGCCGAGATCATCGACGGCAGCGTCAGCCCATCCAAACGTGGCCAGATCATCCACAGGTTCCAAAACGAGCCTGACCCAAGGGTGCTGGTCATGCAGCCCGCTGCTTCTGCGCACGGCATCACGCTGACTGCTGCCGACACGGTGGTGTTCTATGGCCCCCTGATGAGCGTGGAGCAGTACATCCAGTGCTGCGCCCGTGCTGACCGCAAGGGCCAGACGTCCGACAAGGTGACCGTTGTCCACATTCAGGGCAGCGCCATCGAGAAGCGCATGTTCACAGCCTTGGCAGGAAAAGTGAGTGACAACACACTTCTGACCGAGATGTTCGACCAAGAAATAAAGTGAAAAAAGGAGTTGTGCAGCCCAAAAAACCCGTGTAAAGTGTCAAGCCTTAGACAAATAAACAGCTTTTTAGGAGAAGCAAATGACAGAAGAGACCGTTCCACTGGACCGGCTTGCGAAAATTTACCGCAAGATCAGGACCAACATCGCCACGCTGACGCAAGAGTACGACACGAAAGTGGAAGAGCTCAAAGCGCAGCAAGACGAGATCACCAACGCCATGAAGGACCAGATGAAAGCGATGGGCGTCACGTCCGTGCGCACATCCGAGGGCACTGTGGTTCTTTCCGTAAACACCCGCTACAACACGCAAGACTGGGACTCGTTCAAGAAGTTCGTGGTCGAGCATGCCGTGGTGGACTTGCTGGAGAAGCGCATCGCCCAAACCAACATGCGTCAGTTCCTTGAAGAAAATCCGGGGCTCGTGCCTCCCGGTCTGAATTCCTCGTCCGAGTATTCAGTGTCAGTTCGTAAACCAACCAAGTGAGATATAGATGAGCAACATCGCCCTTTTCAATTCTTCCAACGTCCCCGCATTCGCCCGGGCCGAATTGTCCGACACAGCCAAAGCCCTGATGGGTGGCGGTGCTGGTGTCAGCACCAAACGTATCTCGATCAAAGGCGGAGTGTTCCGCTTGCTGGCCGGGGGCAAGGAGATCGCTTCGATCGAAGAGCGTCATCTGGACGTGATCATCGTCAAGGCCGCGCCCAAGGTGGCCCGTGTGTTCTACGCTGCCAAGTATGACAACACCGCTGCCGCTGCTGCGCCTGACTGCTGGAGCAATGACGGCGAGAAGCCTGACGCAACCATCAAGGAGCCACAGGCCAAGTCGTGCGCACAGTGCGCCCAGAACATTGCAGGCTCGGGCAACGGCCAAAGCCGTGCTTGCCGTTACCAACAGCGTCTGGCTGTGGTGCTGGCCAACAACCCTGAAGGCGACGTGCTGCAGCTCACACTGCCAGCCACATCCATCTTCGGCAAGGAAGACGGCGACAAGCGCCCACTGCAGGCATACGCCCGCTATCTGGCAGCGCAGACTCCTCCGATCAGCCCCGACATGCTGGTGACCCGCATGAAGTTCGACATGAAGTCGGAAAGCCCCAAGCTGGTGTTCTCGCCTGTGGAGTGGGTGTCCGATTACGAGGTGGTCAAGCAGCAGGCCGAGTCCAAGGAAGCCGCGATGGCCATCAACATGACCGTGGCGCAAGCAGACGGCGTGACCAAGGTTGCGCCTCTGACACTGGGCGGTACACGCCCCGCAGCAGCTACGGTGGCCGTGCTGCCTGAGCAAGACGAGACCGAAGACGAGGCACCAGCCCCAGCACCCAAGCCAAAGAAAGCCAAAGCAGCGCCCGTTGTTGAAGCTGACGAAGAGCCAGAAGTGCGCAAGGCCCCGGTCAAGGAAGACGCTGTGCCAGCCAAGAAGTCCAAGCTGGCTGACATCGTTGCCGATTGGGACGACGAGTAATTAAACAGGGGGCTTCGGCCCCCGCCAACACCATGGCAATAATCTACCCGGTCCATTTAAAAGGCATGACAACTGGCGCAATGCGCCAGATCAAACAACACGGCTCAACAACAGCCGCAGGTGGGTGGCATTCGATGGATACGCTTTACGAACTCGCCGCCGACACAAACATTTACCTCTCGACAAGAGAGCCACTGGGGAAATACATGACAGCACTAGCGCAAGCAAAAGAAGACGCCAAGGAGATGACCGAGGCGCTTCTCAAAAACACAAACGCTATGGTTGAACAGGCCCGAGAGTCGCACAAACAGATGAGTGACATCAACGGCAAGCTGCGTGACGGAGCAGAAAAGCTCGGTCTTGCCATTGAGAAGTTCAACAAGGTAGCCGGTAACACAAACTTTGCAGAGACCGCCAAACAGGCTGAGTCACTTGTCACAAGTCTGGAGCGCTTGGCTGCGCTGGAAGCATCAGGCATGTTGGACAAAGTGATGAAGGCCATGGCCAAGTGATATGGCTTACTCGCAGAAAATCATTGACGACGTGATGAAGACGCCCAAGTCTCTGGGAAACCAGCTTGGGCGCTGGGCTATCCATTTGGATTTCCCCGTCACCAAAATCGCCTACGCCCTTGGCGTCACACGACAGACCGTCTACAACTGGTTCACCGGTTCGGAAGTCTTTGTCGCGTACCGCCATCGCGTGGAACTTCTTTTAAAAATCATGCAGACCTCGAACACAGCGGACGAGGCATGGAGACGTATATGTCACGAGTACAACCTCAAACCTTGAGCG